TCCTCATCAGTTTCAATGGTAATGTTTACACGGATGAGTTCTCGTCCAAGTTGGGCGCACGCTTGTTCAACAGAAAACGTTTTACCGTTACCAGATAGGCCCGTGATAAACGTAGGGTAAAAGAGACAGGACTTAATAATTTTTTTAACGTCACTGAAATTACCAAACTGGACGAAGGAATCATCTTTCGCAGGGATAAGGTTTTGTTCGATTGCAGGCAGTGCTGCAGGTCCATTGTAGGTTACTTCCAGATCCTGAACAGTCTCTTTCGTAACTTCCAGATTCCACCTCCCATGACCCGACTTATAGTTGGCAAGACGGCGAGAAACAGTCTGATAACTCATACTGTTCATTGCACACCAGGCTTTGATGTCAGCGCTGGTGACAGTTTCTCCGTAGAGATCTTTAAGGGAGTCAATCAGTTGATCGTCGGTCATCTTGAGGCGAGTCATGAGTTTTGTCGTTTCAACAAATAAATTATAACGCACTTTCTCCATCCAAGGACAGTCTATGGACAGTTCCTCAACTGTCTATGAGATCCTTTACCTTACCATACTTCCATCGATTCCAGTAATCATACAGAGTTACTTCGATTTCAGGATCAATCAAATAAAGATTGAATAGACATCTCTGTTGAGCAAGTTGAACCTCAGTATGACCATATAAAAGATTTGTTGCGTCTGTAGAAAAGATGTTTGATAGATTTACAAACTTTCTACCTTTACCTGTGAATATCTTACAGAACTTATCTGTTTCTTTGTAGAGATCAACTTTCTTGAACTCTACATTACAAGCTCTGAACCATGTCCAATAATTTATAAAATTTTGAGATCCACCAAAATAATTGATAGTATCTTTCAGAGATTTGATAAATGAAACATCTTTGAATATAGTCATGTCATCATGTTGATCGCCCTGTTCATCGGGAGCAATATGAGTTTTACCAATCCAAGTGAAGTCTTCTTTATATTGAAACGTCTTCATACACTCAAGTAGATTCAGATGTCGTTTGCCCAAATCATCTTGCACAAACCCAGGTGTACTACCCCACTCATATAGATGTCTGTACCAAGCAAGACTCCGTTGATTAAAATCATAAACAATAATTTTAGATTTTGGATTGAGTTTCTTTTGTCTGAAAAGATCAAAAATCTTAAATCCGCTTGCAGTGTTTACAGCAAGATCAAAAGTACCCTCATTTGATACACGCATATCCTCACTATTAAACAACCAAATCTGATCCTTTACAGATAAAGCGTCTTCAATAGATTTCTTTTGATTCCAGTTCTGACTATCGTAAGTCGTCATAGTTTTCAATGACTGTTCATATCGAGAAGTCTCGTGCTCTGGATAATGATAGAACTTGTTATGTCTTAGTGTTTCATTCAACATAACAACGGACCAACCGCCTTCAAACATTGCTTTGAGAAGTTCCCACCCCTGACCAGCAAATGGTTGTTTAGTTCTCTTCTTATCTTTATTAACTCTTACCCATAGAGGAGTATAGTCATGATGGAAGTTCTCTTCACTTCTTTCCAAAACAGGTAGGAGTTCTTCAGACTCTCCTTGCCATGTACCAAAGTCAGGTCTACCAACTTCCTTCCATGCATGAAGATTGACAATAAAGAACTGATGATGAAGTTCTGCCCAATGATCTGGTTTAATTAGACAATGACCAGCAACACCAAAATCCTTATCCTTCATAATAAAGTTTCGGATCTCTCTATCATATTCAAAACTTTTGAGAATAGTTCCTGCAGCGAGAACTACACAATAATCATATCCAGCATCTGCGGTTGTCTCTAGAAGTTCTTTGATAGAGTCTCCAAAGAAAATATCAGACTGTTTATGTGCCCTCTTGAGGTAGAACAATGAAGAACCTTTGAATCGAAGATACATTGCAGTATTCTCAATTCTATCAAGTTGATTGTAGATCCCATAACAGATCTTTCTATCTTTGTCTTCCAACCTCATCTGAAGTTGTTTATATGCACCCTCAACCAACTTGGGGTTTACATCCCCGTGGACTATAAAGTGATACCTAGGTTTATTACTATTGTTATAAACGGCATGAGTATTTCCAATGTCCAAGAACATTCCTCTACCTTGTTTGAATGGAACTTCTCCATGATCTTTGAAGTAGAAACCACAACCCTGTGGATTATTGATTGCAATGTTTAGTGGTCCAAAGATTCTACCTTCCCCATCGTTATGAGGCATGATGTGGCCACCAGGTTCGATCTTCATGATCCGAACTCGATCAAATCTACGATACCCAAGTTTCTTCAAAAACTTTACACATGCAGGAAATTTTTCACATGCACTCGTCCATCGATATTGGTTTGGACTTCCACCATACTGATCATAATTTTCAGTGGCATCTGGACGTAGACCATGTAAAGACAAACCCTTCCACCCCTCATGAGAATAACTAAGGTGTTTGTCTTTTTCCCTATGTCCAACGAACATGTCATCGTTCTGAACACACTCGCGATACATTTCCGCAAAATTGTCCTTAAAGTCTATGCTTAGATAAGGCCAATCCGAATCCCAAATATCTTCAGGTAAAGGTAATGTAGGTTTCCACTCGTTAGATTTAGATGTGGAAATAAACTTTTCAAGAATCTGATTCATCATCTTCATCATCTGTATCTATAATTTCAATACCAATAAATTCTTCTATCTTAGAAAAGACTTCAATGTTCCAACGTTTTTGTAATTCTGGATCATGTCTCCATGCATCCAGGTCTGGATTAAATCTTGTAAAGGTTTCGTCAATAATGACTCTACCAAGGTAATACCTACCAAGAGCAAGTTTATCCCTATCGTGGATGGGAATCATTGCCCTAGTTTCTTCATCTTGTTCCAAATACCACTGATAAAAATCCTCTTCCATAGTTTTGTACGTATATGGTGTTTGAGAGAAATTCAACCAACACTCAGTACTGTACAGGGTTTGAATTTTTACTTGACCATTCTGGATTACACGAACATCATCGTCACACATCGCATGGGAGTAATCTTTACCTAAGGTATTATATCCGAGATATAAAGATCCCCAAGCAAATTCACTATCTAAGAATAATTTATCTCCCTCATCAAGCGGTTCGCCTGGGTATGCAGGATATATTGAACAGAGGCAACTATAACACGGAAACATATCAGGAGATGTCTTCATAGCAATCTCGGTAATATGAATCCACTCATTTAAACTCAACCAAGTCTCATGAGCTTCTTCACTGAGGAATCTTTCTGGATCCAAAGATTCTTCCCCATACTCTTCAAACATTTCATGAAGATGATTCAGTTTGTCCTGATCGATCTCACTGGGATCTCCCTCCAACAAAGGAAGTCTATCAGTTTCGTACAGTTTATTGATATGAGAAACAATACTGTTTAGTTTGTTTTTTAAGTATGGAAGATCCTCAACATTTTTATTGGTGATCTTAAGATTCAGATCTGCATCTTCTTCTTGTTCTTTAATTCGGATTTGTTCAATCCACTTTTCCCTAAGACTATTTGATTGCAAGTCAAAGGTAATGGGAAGGATCTTACCACCCTCCATTCTAAAATAGAATACTGCGAATTTCATAACAAAAGTTCAGTTTTTACTTTTTATCTTTCTTCTTGGTGTAGATTGCACCCTTGCCGTATTGCTTTTCGATGTTTGCTTTTACTTTCTCAAGTGCAGACATACCATCATACTTTGGTTTTTTCTTACCAAATGTATTGGGTGTATTACTGACTGGTTTCTTATAACGATTGTTACCATCAACACCACCACGTTCCATGCGGCGATCCTTCATAGCATCAGATGCTTCCTCGGTAATTTGTTGAAACCAGGACTCCTCCATGTTGAGAATAATAGTGTTTGATTCTTCATCTGTAGTTGCAAACTTTTTCTCTAGAAGATAACTTTTAATAACTTCGTAAGTTTGGAGGGCGTCCATGGTTATCACCGTTTTCTTTTATTTATTCGTCTTCGGATCCGAGTGCTTCAGAATCAACGGTTTTCATACCTCCACTCTTTACTTCTTTAGGTTCTGATTTTGCAACTGGTTTTGGTGCAGCCTTTACTACTGGTTTTGGTGCAGGTGCTGGTGCTGGTTCACCACCACCCAACAGTTCTCTAGAGAGTCTTCCCATGGGTTTACCTATTGATGTCTTAATATTTATGCGACTAGATCAATGAATTCTCCAAGAACTCTCTTGTTCATTTTCTTAGAATTTAGAGATTTTTTGAAAGCACTTTTAATCTGCGCCTTGGTTGCATCTTCTTTCACTTCGAACTCAGAATCAGATGAAAGTGCAGTTGAAGACAATCCAAAATACTTTTGATATCCAGAACCGTCGATAGATAAAGATTTGTTTTTCTTCCACTCTGCAATCTTATCATAATAACCCCTTGCACCATAGTATCGACGAATGAAAGAACCAGAATCACGACCATCCAAAATACGAATACCAATAAAGTTAGTATTAGGGAAGTTGTCTCGAAGATTTTCAAGCATCACATTAGTGAACTGAGTATATTCTCCAAAGAAAGCATAGGTCTTACCAAGTTTACGATCTCGTAGAGTGATTTCATTGTAATAGGGTGAATTGACCCCAATGTAAGGTTCACCAGACTGAGACTGTCGTTTCGGAAACTCTTTATAGTACTTCAGAGGATTTGCCTCACCATCTGTGAGAACAACACACTGAACTTTCTGAACTTGGTTTTGAGTTTTGAACTGAGGAATAATTTGATGCAGTGAGATCAGAGACTCGTTAAGAGGAGTTCCAGAAAGACTCAGACGATTAGGACACTGATATAAGTACATTGGTTGAGTATAGGTACTGGTACTGAAGTGTGCAGCAATCCTGAAAATATTGATCATATGTTGTTCAAGATCCCGACTATTGGTTTTGTGGGTGAACAAATTCATGAGATTGAAGTTACCATCTATTCGGAAGAAACCAGGAACCTTATCCTCATCATAAAGATTACCAGAATACCTATAGTCGATCCACTCATTAGTGAAAGAATATACCTCAAAGGGAATAGAAACTTTCTTGCAAAACCAAATCAGATTATAAAGTTGTTTGATAGTATCCATCATTACATGTCCCATGGATCCAGACCAATCAAGGATAAAAATTAATCCATGATTTTTACCATCAGGGAGAAGAGTTACTTTCTTGAAAAGATCTTCATTGTACTTATAAGTGTGGAGTTTAGAACAATCCAGGACACCAGTGCGAGCAGTAGATGCTCGTGAATATGCATCTGCAGATTTCTTCATCTCAAACTCTTTGACAAGATAACCCACTTCTTTCTGTGCAGACTTCTTAAATTTTTTAAACTCTGTGTCTACCAGACTGAACAATTTTTCATTAGCATCGGGTGTTCCATATTTTTCTTCTGTTTTTTGCCACCAATCGTTGATCTCCCGATGAACATCAGAGTTGGAGACAATGACCTTTTTAAGATCTACTTTAGGAATTTCTACGTAGAAAGTTTCGATTGCATTAGAATCCACCAGATCACGAATCTTCTCTTCAAGACCATCAACAGTCTTCACGTCCAGATCATCAGAGGTATTATCCTCCAATTCAATCTGTTCCTGTTCTACTTCTTCCTGTTCTTGACCCTGTTCCTTCTCATCGGACTCGGACTTCTGTTTGGAGTCAATGGGGTTTGGAACCATCGGTTCATTCTTACTTTCCTGATCATTGCTTGCAGAGGGAACCTGTACAGGAGGTTGAATCTCCGTCTCTTTTTCCTCTTTCTTCTGATTACAATAATCGTACATGCGTTGTGCAGCGATCAGAGATTCTTCAAAAGTCTCGGTATCTGCAATCTGTTTAACAATATCTACTTCCTCATCATTGTGGAAAGGAACTTGAATGAAGTTACCAATCTTGAAATGTAGATTTACTCGATCAGCCAATCCCATCTTGGAAATATCTTTATCCTTCAGATCAAAGAAGTCTTTCTCAAACAATTCTTGATACCCATTATAAAAAGACTTACGCAGACCAGGATACTTGCGTTTCATCAGTTTCTCTATACGTGCATCTTCTGTGATATTGAAGAATGACGGATTCATGTAGTACCGATCTAACCAGTTCTCATCAAGGGTATAGAGAGCGTGGCCGACCTCATGACCCACCAACATATCATAGACACTGTTGGATGCCTTCTCCCACATAGGAAGGGTCAGGACCCGACTATGGACATTGAAGGATGCAGTCTCAACATGTTTATGTTCAACCACCAGATCCTCAGTCGCGAGGAGTTTGGCGAGTTGAGATTTGATCTGGTGGCGATTCATAGGTCTGTCTCGTATGAATCAATTATACAAAAAAAGGAGGGTAGAAACCCTCCAGGTGGACAGTTCGTCAAACGAACACTCCTTGATCTTTCATGTAGTGTAGTGTTTCTCTAAGATTGCCAATGTGTTTTGCACCGATAGAAATCTGAGGATATGTTGCTTCGGGTCCAAACTCTGCTTCAAATGCTCTTTGAGTGAAGTGTTCGTTAAGTTTATATTCTAAAAACTCACCCTCTAATGATCTTAATAGTGATGCTATACGCTCACACTCCTGACTACCGTTTGTATATATCACACAAGTGTTATCAATCATTTGATTTTTGCTCCTCGTATTCTATTACAACTCGTTTGTATTTTCTACCATCACTCTCAAAGCAGGTGATATGTTGCAACTTGCCATTCAATTCATTTGCAACTTCATGCAGTTTCCACCATGGAATTTCTTTGTTAGTCACGTTGCCTCCAATCTTTTGGTTTATCTTGTTGAAACCAGTCCCTAATATCTTCAGCACTATCAAATCCCGTTTTGTGATTGGATGGGTCGGGATCACCTAATCCCATCCTATTCAGAAAATCATCTGTACTACCTTCTTCAATTTCTTGGGAAGATTGTCTTCGTGCTTTCTGTAACCAATCTCGAGCGGTAGTATGACTCTTTGCTAATTTTTCTACCCAAATCATGTCATCTAATTCAACTTCCTCCTTGTTTGCAATCTTCTTACAGATAGATTCTAGTCGTAGTCTGTACTTGGTAGATAACATATTAGTCCCTGAAATCTAATTTTAGTTCAAGATCCTCTAATTTGAGGTATTCAGAATGTGCCGTCTCTTGACGTTCACATACAATATTTAGAATATCAGTCATTATTGTATCGTTATCAACATAGTCATCAATATATTTGTAGATCGCTTCCTTCAAGTATCTGTATCGATGCCACTCGGGGGAATATGGTTTATACATGATGAAAATATGTTATAGCCGTATTATATATGAGTTTTGCCAACATGTCAACTTAAAATCTGGAATAAATCCAACCTGTACAAATATACTTATCTTTGTCTCTGGGAGGAATTCCACGATGAACGTGAGACCAGTCCGCAGGAAAAAGAAGTAATTTACCCGTTTCAGGTTTTACAAATTCGCCGTTTGCAAACTCAGTATATCCACCATGATCAATAGTATTGAGATACCAAATATAAGTAAGAACTCTTACTGCAACTGCACCAGTATCCTCTCTGGTTATAACAAAATCATGATGCCAAGTATATCCAACAGAGTTAGGATTTGTTCTTTGAATTTGATATCCAGTATCAAAATAACTTTCAAAATTTTGGGATGGAAGTGGATATTTTTTAGTGTGTTCTTCTGTGTATTGTTTTAATGTGTTATAAAAAACTTTATCTTCTTTTTGCCAATCGGGCCAATTTGATAAAGATAAATCAATAGAATCTTTGATGTCTGTTCTAACTTCTCCACCACCAATTAATCCTTGTTCTTTTCTTTTATCTCTTTCAAATTTCCATATACAATGGTTACAAAACTGAGAACTAAGAGTATTCTCATAGATGTCAATGATCATACTACTTTACTAAATCCCTTCACTTTATCAAACTTAATTACACGATCAAACTTATCCATAAGTTCATCTGTCTTATGTGAGATGACAAAGACATGTGCATCCTGTATTACGAATCTAATAATTGTTGTGAAAAAATCAGTGCCAGCACCATCTAATGAACTGTCAAAAATTTCATCCAATATAAGAAGATTGGTACTAGAAGAATTACGCATTTTTGCAATATCCCTCCAAGTAAAAAGGAGAGATAAATCGATTCGCATTTTTTCTCCCTCAGAAAAAGAATCATAACTAAAGTCTTCATGAATTGGAGACCTGATTGATTCTTTAAACTCTTCATCAAGTGAGAAGTTAATGTAGAAGTCCATCATCTGCAGGTATTTGTTTATCTGCTGATTCATCAGAGGCAAATACTTTTTGATGATTTTAGACTTAACTCCACCATCCTTCATTAAGGAATGAGCAAAGTCTAGGTAAGATACTTCTTCTCTCTGGGAGGATCTTTCTTTTTCAGTTTTGTCTAAATCCTCCTTGAGGTTTTTAAGGGTCTCTCGTTCAGTATTTCTGTTTGATACTTGATCGGCAACGTCTTGAATTTCCTTTCTAAGATTCGAGATTTGCCTATTGATCCCAGAAATTTTAACATTGTTTGTTGAAATGTCATTATTGAGTTTGTTAATCTGCGAAGAACAATTTGTAAATTGAGTGTCTTTTTCTTGTTCTACATTGATTGCAGTCTCCAACTCTTTGTAGCCTTCATTTAGCTCCTTGGACTTATCTTGAATGTCTACAATTTTATCTAGGCGAAATTGTTCTTCTAAAGGCTGGGTACATGTAGGGCAAACCGTATTGTCTTCAAAAAATTTATGTTCTTCTACAATGTTTTGTATCTTTTGTTCCAGTTTTACTTTAATTGTATTGAGTTTCTTAAGAGTTTTTTTAGTATTGTTAAGATTTTCTAACTTTGGTTGCAACTCATCCACAATCTTCAAAGTTTTTTGATCAGTCTCATCCATGATCTCATGAACTTCTCCATGAAGGGTTTCAACTTGTTTTTCTTTTCTGTCTATTCTTTCTTTACCCGACTTCTCAATATCTTTAATAAAACTCTCTTGCATCTCAATCTTATCTTCGACCATATCCTTTCGGATCGAAGCTTCACGGATAACTTCATTACAAGAACGAACCCTATCTTTGAGGATTCCGTTCATTGTAGAAAAGATTTTAATATCTAATAGATCTTCTACAATGTCTCTACGATTTGCAGATGTCAACTGCATAAAAGGAACAAATGTGGCAGATCCAAGAATAACAGTCTGAGTAAAAGACTTATAGTTTAGTTTAAGAATACCCTCTTCAAGTTTTTTCTGTTGATCAGACTGAGCCGCATCTTGATTCTGAACCTTACCTTCTACCCAAATCTCAAAGACGTTTGGTTTGATTCCACGGATTACTTTATACTCTCTAGATCCAATAGAAAATTCAATCTCTACAAGACAATCTTTTTCATTAACAGAATTTACAAGTTGAGGTTTGTTGATCTTGCGGAATGGTTTATTGTACAAAACAAAGGTAAGAGCATCCAAAATGGTACTCTTACCCGAACCATTTGATCCCATGATCAAATTAGTATTTGACTTTTGAAAATCAATCTCGGTAAAATTATTCCCCGTGCTCAGGAAGTTTTTCCAACGGATCGTCTTGAACAGAATCATAATGAGGTATAACTAACTCGTTTGTACTTATGATCGAATACCTATAATTATACTTGGTACACATCGATATTGCAAGTTCTGGATCTACTTCCACAACATCCATCTCAGGAAAGTCGTCAGCTTCTAACTGCATTGCATAACGTTCAGCATCATCCTCATCCTGAAAAAAGAAAAGAGTCTTATCACCGTAATCATCTTCGACGGCATAAGCACCTTCTTCTTCTTGACCAGATATTGTGAGGATGTACATTATTCTATCTCGCAAGCTTGTTGATAAACTTCTCGTAACAGTTCTTTGACTCTCTCCTTATTCAGATTAAAATCCGAGTCTTCAACATATTTATTAAGAACAGTAATAGTGTCTTCAATCTTCTCACTATCAAAATCAACATCGTCATCGTTGACTTCAAAGTTTTCTACTATCTTAAGATCATGAATACCCGACTTGTAAACCTTATCGATAAATTTATCGAACATTAAAGGATCAGACTTCTTCCTGACTATTACTTTTACAATCTTATCTTTAAGATTCCTAGTATCAAAAAGTTTTGGGTTCTGATCTTCATAGTAAATTCTCTCAAAAATATTATATGGATTTTGAACAAACTCTAAACTAAAATCTTCGGTATCGAAAAAATTAAATCCTCTCTTATCATCCACATCATTCCAGAATAATTGATATGGATTGCCAATATAAAAAATCTTTCCATCATTTGATCTAGTATGATAGTGACCAGAACAAGTGATTCTAAACTTCTGAAAAAGATCTACACTCATACCATGTGGTTGAACGTAACCAGGATACGTAGCAAATCCTTTAAGTTCTAAATGACCAAAAGCAGCCTTTGCTTTTGTTTTTCCAATTTCTTCTTGAGTCTCTTCAAAATTTTCTGGAGAAATCCAAGGAACCATGAATGCTTTGAATCCGTCAATGTTATACTCACCAGGACCAGAGATGGGAATAACATTATCGTATTCTGACAAGAGTGAGTCTATTGAATTGACTTCATTCGTGTTCTTATAATACGCATCATGATTACCAACCAACTGGTAAACAGTGATACCTAGATCTTTAAATCTGTCATATACATTTTCTTTTGCCCAGTTGAGACACCAAAAGTCAACAGACTTTCTACTATCAAATGCATCACCAAGGTGAATACAATTTTTGATATTGCGTTTCTCTAGTTCTGGAAAAAAGATGTCTTCATAAAACTTTCTGAAATACTCATGGAAGTTTTTACTTCCTTTACGTCCACCGTAATGAGTATCAGTAATCAGTGCAATAGAACTCATTGATACATCTTTGTTTGAATGGCATCCTTAATAGAATTATACTCTGCAGAGTTATAATGGTCACCATCTACTGTGAACACTTCGTCGTAACCAGACCTCTCAATGATTTTGGTACGGATCTCCATTTGTTTCTTTTCCTTCTGAATTCTACGGAGAAACGCATAATGAATGATCTGCGTAAAGTAAGCAAAAGGATTCGAGGATTTCTCAGGATTAAAATTATGAATGTATTGAACGCAATTTTCGATTCCATCACAGATCATGTCCTCACGGAACATATAATTGACAAAGTTTGGTTTATAAGAAAGATGAGTAGCGATCTTCAAGAAACACTCACCAAGATAATTGGTGATACGTGGTTTCGTCTCACCTTTCTCTGCAGCCTCTGCAACATCGTTCTTATACTTAACGATTGCTACTAGAAACTCTTTGTTATTAACGTAATGTTCTGATCTCTTGCGTTTTTGCATTTCATGGGTCCTTTACTAGTGTTTAAATTGTAACACAAAGTCGAGCTGTTGACAACACCCTAAGATATTGTGTACAATGACTCTGTGGAGTTTCAAAGATCAGCTTTCTTTTTATAAAGCTTTTCAAACTTTATTCTTGCTTCAGATACTTTTGAAACATATCCAAGAATTTCAGTAGCATCTTGGGCTCCTTCTTCTGGACTCTTTTTATTTTTTTGTCTGATGAACTTGTGGTATATCTGAATAGACTCTTCACTTTTTACTTCACTGATAGTCATTACTCTATCCATATTCAAAAGGAAGCAGTCGTCATCAGAAAACTTCAACCAAGGATCAATCTTATATCCTTGTATACCTCTTGAAGCAATAGTTATAACTTCTATCGTCACTGGATTATGAAGAATCAACATGGTTCTATCTTCATGTTCCTCCGGAGAAACGATTGCAAATATCTCTTCTCCAGATATTAGTTTTATGACTGCATAGAAATCTTCTTCCATATTATTCTTTTAAATTTACTTGGATGAATTCATAATTGAATTGTTCTTCGTTATATATTTTTACTCTTTCAATTAAGTGATTAAGAGTATAGTTTTTTCTATTCTGTTTTGTGCAATCATCAGCAATATCATATAAAACTGCTTGAGTCTTACCATTTCCTTTTCTTAAAACTCTACCAATAGATTGTAGATTTCTGATTCTAGATTTGGATGGTGATGCAAAGATCACATTATGTAAGTTTTTAATATTAATTCCAGTTGAGAAAGTTCCATAAGAGGCAACAATGATTGCATTATTTTCTTTTTCAGTAATCTCTCTTACAAGTTCTCTTTCTTCTGCGTTCACTCCTCCGTGAACATAGAATACTTTTCTTCCTTTCTCCGCAGAACTATTTATCGATTCATAAAGAGGGAGTCCGTGTGATTCAACCCTAGCAAATAATACCAAGGTGTTTCCTTTTAAATCTAATGCAAGATTTTTTACAAATTTATTTCTTTTTTCATTCCCAATAATAAATTGAACCTCGTCTTCAAATGCTTCAAACACTTGAGGATTATGTCTCATGATAAGGATTTTAATTTGTAACTTGGACAAATGTCCTTTATCAATAAGTTCCTTTGTTTGAGTAACTTTATAAGATGGTCCAAACAATCCTTCCAATACCCACTTATGTGTTTGTGTCCCGTCTAAAGTTCCAGTAAAACCATATCTATACTTTGCATCTGCAAGTTTAGTCATGATACCTACTAGAGATTTTGATTTAAACTGGTGGGCCTCATCACCAATTACTACATTAAAACCATCAAAGAACTTTCTAGGTAATTTATAGATAGACTGCCAAGTAGTAATGATAACAGGGAACTCATTCGTCTTCTCACGTCCACTGTAGATGCGGTGGCAGAAGTCTTCAGCGTTCCAACCATAGTCGTAGAAGTCTTTGTACATTTGTTCGACCAGGGACGTTGTAGGGACCACTAGGAGGATCTTCTTATTTCTTTCAGCAAAGTATCTAACAACAGAATAAATCATCAAAGATTTACCTGATGCTGTTGGTGAGATGAGTAGTTTGCGATTATATTTTAATGCATCATATACGGCTTCAATTTGATAATCTCTTGGTTTATACTTTGAGATTCTAGTCATGTAATCTTTTACACCTTCATATGAGATCATCTCATTCTCTTCAAAAGGTGTTCCGTAGAATTTATTATCTTCAAACTCTACTTTATAGTCATACCTGTTTGCCCATGAAACTATTTTATCGAGAAGTCCAACATAAATTTCTCCAGTATGTGGAGAGAATAGTCGAATCTTTCCATCCCAATACTTACTACGGTATTGAGGCATAAATTTTGCACCTGGTACATCAAAAGTAAAGTGTTCAGAAAGTTCTTGAAATACGTGTGGTTCTGCCTTTAACTTTAGAAATACTTCGTTCTTTTTTCCAATTACAATATCAGTCATATCCTCTAATAAACTTTTGCCACTCAATCGCATTTTTCAGTTGATATGTTCTATTTAAAATAGTTCTTATAATACTATCTAGATAGTCCAACATCATTTGATAGTAATCAATCTTGGTGAGACATTTGATAATATCTTCATCTGCATCAAGATATTTGTCTAAGTCTCCTTTTAGAACTTTGTGGTCAAAAGGATATTCTGCATATACTTCTGGTTCTGCTCTACCAGTGTAGTATTGCCATTTTTCTTTTTTTAAAATTTTGTATTTGTTCTCTTGAGATTTCTTAAGAACAAGGATGTTATTATAAAATTTATAGTATTTTGAATGGAGACTTGGAATCTTTGTAGATTCTGAATGTAAATTATCATCATCGATCTTGGAATCTTTTTCCCAAAGATCTTGTATCATGTCAAGATTCATACTTTTCGATGTCATAAAGATCATATTTAAATGCAGCCTCTGCGACTACGTATTCCACATCAGTCGCGGAAGAATCAAAGGGGATTGTTGAAAGTGAGACTGGAAAAAGTCCTCTAAAGTTTACTTTAGCATTTACTCTAAAGTTACTATTATATATTAACAGAGTACCATCGGAAGTGTTGGGATCTGCTGCTAATTCATCCCCATTAATCCAACTTTGATATTCTGCAATAGAATCTGGATATCCAAGACCTCTTATCCAGTTATGGATTTCCATATAATTAACAAGATCTTCGTCTACAATAAATCGAAGAGAAAAGTCTCCGTATTGTATTTTGTCTCCTGGTACAGGACGATCCCTAAGGTAAGTAGATTGTACTGCTGAACCCATTCCAATTTCAGGAATGTTTGCAGACTGTGCCAGAAAATCAACTTTCGGCGTTCTTGCTATAGTAAATTTAAATCCAGTTGGAGCAAGAAAGTTTCTGTTAGAAATTTGTCTTGCGAACGCAGAGAATGACATAGCGTTTTATCTTTATTTATTTGCATAAAAAAAGAGGTCCCGAAGGACCTCTGGAGATATGTGAGAAGAGATCACATGAGGTTAGCAACCTTGACTCTTCTGTAGTAACGGTTTGCGTTGATGCGGAGTCTTCCGAGACCTGCGGTAGTTCCTTCTGCGAATGGGTTAGCAACAATACCGTAACGGGTCTTGAAGCCAATCTTGGGCTGGAAGGTGTCCTGACCAACGGCGCGAACCATTTGGAGGGGAACGTATGGGCAGTAGAAGAGTCCTGCGTCATATGCGCTAGAACCTTTATATCCAACAACGTAGTACTGTGAAGAATCTACGTTTGCAGCATAAGGATCGATGTATACGCGATACTTACCTTGGAGAACACCAGCGAAGGTGTTACCACTGTCATCAACGTTAAGGTTAGCGTTGAGTGCAGGGGTGTAATCGAGTACACCAGCCATGGTTAGAGCGGAAGCAACGTCTGCGGAGCAGATGATGGTGTTGCCCTTTCCTCTACGAGTTCTTTGTGCGATTGCGTTGGCATCGCGCTCGATTTGGAATAGAAGACCCTTGAACTTCTCAACAGACCAACGACCGTTGGAGTCAACGTCGAGGTCGAAAGTACCTGCGGTTGCAACGTTTGCAGTTGCACCCTGTTCGGCAACCTTGTAGATGGTTCTGATGACTTCACGGTTGATCTCAGCAAGAATCTCAGTAGAGAGGATATTTGCGAGTTCAGCCTCAGCGTTCAATCCGTGGATTGCCTTGAGGTCTTGTGCAAGTTCCAAGGAGTACTCAGCTTTGAGTGCTCTGGACTTAGCAGTTACGGTGACTTTCTCGATCGAGAATGCCATCTGGTTGAAGTGGTTAGAAGCACCGTCTCCGAGAGCTTCAGACTCACCAGTGGACATACCCTGACCAACGGTGTAACCGAGGGAGTTTGCGGAACCAACTGGGTTCAGCGCACCTGGGTTAGTACCTGCTTGTGCATCAGTACCCATACCAGCAGCGGCATCAGAGAAGCCACCAGTGAGGGAATCTGCACTGTTCTGACCAGACATTGCGGAATCGACTTCATCGAAGAAGGTCTCGGTTCCAGTCTGATTGTCCTGACGGGAGCGCATTGCGAAGATAAGTCCAGTAGGACCACTCATTGGCTGAACGCCGCAGATATCGTATGCGATCAAGTTAGGCATGGAGCGTCTGATCAAGGAGATCAGAACGGGGTCGAAGCCAGCAACGTTAGCGCCTGCAGGTGCATGACCTGAGTTGGTTGGTGCAGCTTCTCCAAGGAAGGAAGCAGTCTCTTGGGACTCTTTCTCTTGGTTCTCTAGGAGTTGTGCGACAACTCCTCTCTTGTGGGAATCGGCAATATCACTGAAACTTTCGTGGTTCAGCACAGGAGCCCACTTCTCCTGTAATTGTTGTAGGTTTTGTCCGTCCATTTTACTTTTCTATACCTCGTAAGATGTTGTTAGGTGCGGTTTGAGTATTATCTAAAACTCACTTTTTAGCAACGGTGGAAAGAGCGCGAACATAAGCGTCCATGGTGGAAGATACTTCCTCCATTGATGTCGCTTCCTCGGTTAGTGTTTCTTCCGTTTCGTTTGCTGGAGTACCAGCCTTTCTTGGGAAGTATGACTCCCTAAGAGTTACCAGCTTCTGGTAATAGTCATTTTCACTCTCAAACTCAACATTCTCTACGAGGGACTCAAGCTTATCCTTTTGGGAAACAGCAAGACCTTCGCAAACTCTGTTGAAAACAGATTCAGCTGTGGATTCTCCAAGCTGTTTATTGAGATAGATATTCTTCTCAATCTGTTCGTTGAGTTTGGTCTCCATTTCATCTAATTTCTGTACCATGTTCTCTAGTACATCATATTTTTCTTCAGGGATTGTTACATAATGTTCTTCAAAGAGACCCTTCATACCAGTGATGAAGGATTCGGTGATCTCAGACTTGAGACCATTTTCGATGGATAGAGAATTTTCTTCTAACCACTCAGCAGAAACATACTCAAGGTATGAATCTACACGTTCGGTTAGTTCTACTTTAATTTCTGCAACTTCTTCGGAAAGTGCAGTAGCATACTGCTCTTCGAGTTGTGCAGAGATTTCCTTGGCTTTAGCGCCCAGAGCAGCTTCAAAAACTAGTTTTGCCTTTTCTCTGAACTCTTCGGAAAGTGACTCGTCGCCAGAAAGAAGTGCGTTAACATCTTCTTCAATTGCAGAATCGAGTTCTTCACCAGCAAGAATTTCTTCTTCGGTGGTTTCTTCCGACTCAGCTACGACTTCCGTCTCGTTGGTGGTTGTCTCTTCTTCAGAAACAACTGCTTCTTCAGCAGTCTCTTCTTCAGAAACGACTTCACCTTCGGCTTCAACCTCTTCCATTTTACCGCCTTGACCTGGGGTAGAAACTGGAGTTGCAGAAGTACCTGCTGCATCAGCAGGGGCTGCACTCTTGGTTACTACATCTTTGACCTGCTTCAGCGTAGCACCAGGTGTTTTCAGCGCATTGCTGTCATCATCTGGTTTGCTGTTTTCTGGAGTTGGTCCACCCAGATCCTCGTAAGACGCTGCCTGTCCAGGGGTCGCAACAGAGGTTGCACTGGTTTCAGGTGCCATTGGCGCAGAAGCCTTAGCATTAACAGCGGTTTTGGATTGAGTTGTGCCTACTTCCATTTCGTGTAAATTGTTACCACTGGACATTTGTACTCTCCGATTACCTTTGTATAATCTGTATTTATTTATAAGTTAAAGCAACTCATAGTGAAGATAGGAAGTCGTTGAACAGATTTAACTTCTGTTCGTCGAGTCTTCCTTCGTCTACGAGAGTATTTATACGGGTCTTAATTATTTCCGCTTTCTTTTCGCGAAGTATACTACCTTCCCATACCCACTCTTTTCCTTCCATGATTCCATCAACAAAAGCCTCAGGTGCAGAAGGATCTGCTACGATATCAGCAGCAGTTGCTAACATGAAGTCTTCGCCTACAACTTTACATCCATTACTATCTTCTTTTAGTGAACCAATACCACGGGAAGAGACTCCTAGTTTTACACCTTCACCTAAAAGTGATTGTGCAATTTTACCCATAGGAGTAGAAAGGATTTTTGCCTTTCCGTAGAAGTTATCACCTCTTTGTTCAAGCATCGTGATCTTGTGAGAAACACGTTCTAGATTTACAGTAGGACCATCGGGGTGGCCTAACTCACCTAAAGCACGACCCTTTCCCGTAAAACTTTCGTTATAACGATGTACTTCTTTTGCTAGAGTTTCGACGGGATACATACGACCATTACGGTTCTTGATTCCGCCTTGTAGAAATACACCTTCGATGTAAAGGGATTTTTTTCCACCCTTAGATTCGACGATAACGTCTACACTCTCTATTTCTTCCCTGATTAGTTTCATTTCACTATTGGTAGAGTCTTATATTTTATTTATGACTATGGACTAGTTATAGGGTTATTACTAGAATCATGTCTTTGATAAGTACCCACACCAACTGATTGATTACTATCATTATGACGTTGATATGAAGCAGGAGTTCTGGTTCCTACCCCAGCATTACTGTTGTAAGTATATGCGATGTAATCAGAATTAAAATTTTGATAGGTTACAGTTGACCATCCAGTCGTACCGCCAAGATAAGAAACAGTAGTAACTCCTGGTTGGGTTGAGTCCTGAGTATTGCTTTCGTCGTGGCGGATATATGACATTAGTCAGTTTCCTTTTCTGGAGTTGGTTCTTCTTCAGTCTCTGTTTCTGCAGAAGCTTCTGGAGTTTCCTCTTCTTCGGTTTCAGTTTCGACTTCTACTTCGGTTGTACTGAACATTGAAGTAGCGACTTGTGGTCTTACTTCATCAATGTTTGCAGCAGACTTCTGCATCAAAATGTCTTTCAATCGATCACTAACTTCGGATGCCGAAGCACCCTTAGCAATCATATCAACTACGTCATCCATGTTTTTAGAATAATAAGTAACTCAAATTATTTATATCTCTCCGCCATCGGGAACTTCTGTAGCAGATCCATCAATTTCTGGATCTTGTGGAGAACCACCTGATCCTAGATTGGTAGTATCTAATGGTAGTCCCGTATTTGGATCTACTGGTTGACTTGGATCTGGAATAATTCCTTGTTGGATTTCTTTTTTTATCTGTTGATCAATTTCTACGATCTCTTGATCAGTCTGTTTGAATACACGTCTTCTTACATAATCTGCAGAATAATATCTACCAACATAAGGTTCAAGTGCAGTTGCAGTTTGAACTCTTTCATTCATTAACTCATTCTCTTTTAGTTCGGAGAAATGATTATCATAAATGTAATCATATTGAATATGTTCAGAAATAACTTCCCAATCTTCCATAGAAACAATGTTCTTAAGGAGTAATTGAGTTTTCAACATATCATGAAAGAGAAGTGAAAATCTCTTTCTCATTCTTCCGACGAATTTAGTAAACTTAATTTCGTCTCTTAAAATTTCAGAAGATCGTCCAAGATTAAAACCACCACTAGATGCAAGTCTAGACTCGGGAACACCAAGTGCTCTGTATAGTTTCTTTTGGAAATACTCAATATCAGCAAGTTCTCCCAAATTTTGACCACCAGGAAGAGTTGTGATTTCAGTTCCGCGACCACCTTCGCGACGAGGAAGCCAGAAATCCTCTAGCATGCTCATCATCTTACGATCATCACGAACTTCTCCAGTGTTCGCATCATAAACCAACTTATTACGATAACGGTTCATGACTTCACGCAGATATTGTTCTGCTTTGATTTTTGGTAGATTGCCAACATCAATATAGAAAATTCTACGTTCTGGTGCTCTTGATAGTCTGTAGATAACCAAGGAATCTTCAATCATTCTAAGTTGATTGAGTGCCTTGATTGCTTTATGTAGATATGAGAGAACAGTATTCTTGTTTCTATCTACCAGACCAGAGTGGACGTAGGTAATTGCATCTTTCGAGATTCTAGTTACTGCACCTGCACCAGTTTTAAATGATCCTGATTGTTTACCCATACGACCATTTGGATCGTACTCATAGTATTCTTCAATTTGTGGTGCTGCAGTATCGGCTCCTTTGATATTTGAAATTGCTGGACCGAGTGGATTATTTTTATCTTGTTTTATTCTTCTAATATGTCTAACTTTTTGCGGATCAATATAACGGAGTTCCTGGATACCTTGTTCTGGTTTTTTAAAGTCAATTACTTTATGATAGTAAATACGTCCATCAACATACCAGTTTCTTAAAATCTCATGACACCTATCATCAAAGTGTAGTAAAGATTTAATATTTTTAAATTCTTCTCTGATCAAACTTTTCAGTTTATCCGTGCAGGGAGCATTCTCCAAATCAATCGCAACAGGAGAATCATTCTGATCAGAAACGATCGCTTCGTTTATTACATCTTCAATGGCTCCATCCACCTCAGGATGTAACGCCATTTCTCGATATCTTTTGATTAAGTCAAACTCAGTTTTATAAACACCTTCAATATCAACGTACTGTCCATAAAAACCACTAGAAACATAATAATCCGAAGAATCTTCTTGATTCTCCGGCACAGGAGAAACGACGGACTTTTTAGATCCGTCGTCTTCCTTGAATTTAAAACCAAATAATTTAGGCATTAACTCTCAAATAGAACTCTTGGTTCTATTATTTATGTCATCAAATTAGCTGGACTGGGGAACACCCATGTCAGATGTACCATTTCTAAGTGCATCCCACCATTGAACTTGTAGAGTTACTGTGAACTCTTCAATGATATCGGAAGAATCATAAGAAACTTCGATTTCACTGACATTAGTTGGGAATACTCCGTAGAATCTGTAAGTTTTCAGAACGGGAATACTTGAATCAAGTTTTGGCCCAACGTTTGAACCAGCAACACCTCTACCGAGTTGTCTTACATAACAATCGGTTTGATACTGGGATGGGGTGATGACACCAGAGTTGTCATTTACTCTATTGATTCCATTCATCCACTTCTCGAAAGCAGTTCTGATTTTGAAATCAGTATCGTTGACGACAGTGATGGTCCAGGGATCAAAAGTACGATCACCTGCAACCTTCAGAACTCTACCTCTGAAAGGGACTGGAATTTCTGCAATGTTGGATGCAGGAAGTTGTGCAGCTTTGCACATGAATTGAGTTAGATCTGAAACCGATCTTGTATCATCATTAATTCCTGTTCCGGGAGTGTCTCCTACCAGTGCAAAAGTAGGAAAGTTAATTTCAACTTCAAACAGATTGGGGCGGGCACCGCCGCCAATCAGTCTTGCTTTAAAATCTTCAAGTGTTCTTGTACCAAATTGTGGTGGGTTTTGATTTGCCATTGTTCGTTACCTGTAGAATAGGGTTATAGTATTAAAACTGCGATTAAACGGTTCCAACAACCTCTTCAAAGCTAACTCCAGTTCTGTTAGCAACGAAGGTAAGACCAATGAAGTTGATTGATCTTGCAGGTTTGATAAAGATGTCAGCCCTAAACTGATTTGCATCAATAACATCTGGAGTGTTATTAGTTTCATCACATACAACGAGGAAATCTGTGATACCTCTCTTTGCTTTAACATCACGGAGATATGGTTCAACAATATTGACAAAATTGGATCTTGTCAGTGCATCATTGAATTCAAAGAGTTGTGATCTTGCTGCGGTTTGAATAGTATCTTCAACGGTAAGGAACAAACGACGAACATTAATTCTATCGAACGCAGAAGCATATGATAGACCAGTCTTATCTCCGAAGAGAATAATTCCAGAACCAGGCGAGAAGATAACTGGGTTGATTCTCTTAGGATAGAGAAGATCTCTTTGTGCTTGAGTTGGGTTATATGCAAGCTTAATTGCATTGTTAATAACACCTCTCTGAGCACCAGCTGGAGAGAACCATGGATAATTGTTGATGGATGTTCTTGCCATCAAACCAGCAATATCACCATTCAGAGGAATATATCTGAACTGATTATTGAATCTATCGAACATGTACTTATAACCACTGTCAAATACAGCGTAAGAACTTGATGTAATAGAATCGTAGAATTGGGTAATGTTATTTGTCTGAGTCTCTGGATTTGTTACGTTAACAACTCCTGCTCTGTGTGGGGAGATTACTGCAACACAGTCCTTTCTACCATTTGCAATTGCAATCAATTTGTTTGCTTTTGCTTGCGACTCGAATAAAGTGCTTCCACCACTTGGTCCTTGAATTAGGAAGTTTACATCATATTCTGCTGGATTTTCTAGAACTGTATAACTAGAAATTACACTTGCAAGTGTTGGAGCATATCCATTAGTTGCACCGTAGTTTGCACCGTTATCAAGAGTGTAAGTCTTATTACCTGCAAGACCGAAAGCAGTTCCACTTGCTTCTTGTCCCCAGGTAAGACTTCCACCACTAGTTACAGTAAATCCAGTCAGAGTTGTAAATTGTGGAGATACTAAGGAATCTACTGCACCTGCAAAGAGATAATTTGAATTATTCTCAATGTAGTTCTTATAGTAGATGTTCTCACTTGGAGTAATTCTTGCATCAGTAGCCTTAGAAAGGTTAGTGAACTTCTCAAGAATGTTTCCAGAAACACCACTTACTGATCCATTGTCGTCAACGACAACAACGTGCATCTCATCATTTTTACCATTTCTGGACTCAGAATATTGTGAAGTACCAGGTCTAGGTGCGACGTTCTTCCAGTAAACAGTAGAATTTTCCAGTCCAAGAGTTTGCTCATCATACCAGTCTGTTACTTTATGATATGATGCTTCTGGTAGTAGTCCTTCACCGTTATCATCGGTTTGGTCTACTGCGTCTCTTGTATATCTGACAACTAATGTTGTTGCTGCAAATCCAGCAGGTGATGCAGTGTCTAGGATAATTTTACCAGTATCAAAACCAACAACTCTTGCAGAAAGAGTTCCGTTGAGTGTTTGTACTAAATCTCCTGGGAATGTTTCAGTCTCAGCTTTGATTCTTGAACCAACTTCAGTATTATTTGTAAGAAGTTCGGTTGAACCGAGACTTACTGTTACATCGTTAGTAATTCTGAATTTCTCAAGAGAAGTTGCAGTTCCAACGTTGTTGAATACCTGCCAATAAGTTGACTTCTCTCCATCAATCTGAGATTGAACTCTGTTAAGTCCAGATTCGGTGTATTCTACAGCTGCAGCTGTTCCAGTTGCATTTTCAGTTCTACTGAGAATCTTAACATCAACAGATCCATTGTTGATCTGGGTGATGATGCCTTTTGTGAAACCAGTGAAAGATTTTACAGTTCCATCTACTGGATCTGCATAAGAAGTTGTGAATCCACAAGTGATTCCGTAACCAACATCAAGTCCAAATGTACCGATAGATACTCTTTGGTCTGCGGCGGAGTCGATGGTGCAAATTTTTAGTTTGTTTGACCATGATCCTGATTCTCTAGCAGCATAGTGCCAATCTGATGCTGCTGAGTATGAATTCGCGTAATCTTCTTGTGACTTGATCTTTAGGGAAAGAACAGTACCAGCAACACCTGCGTGTGCATTGACAAGGTTGCCATCGTCTGAACGAATGACTCTTAATG